GACCTTATAGATGCTGAAGATGCAGTACGTACCTCTGAGGAAAATGGTATTGGTGAAGACGCAGCTTTAAACTTCCTTAAGTCTACAAAAGAGTTAATTAGTGCGTTAGAAACAAGTATTGCCTCTTTTGATCCAACCTTAGTTGAGTCTGCGGCTAATAGTCAAGGAGTTACTCTTGGTACTGGTACTAAAGAAACTACTAAAAAGGGAGATAGCTTTGGCAAACAAGTTGCTGATCAATTTGCAAATCAATTTAGAACAGGTTTAACAGAAGCCCTTAAAACAGGTGACTTTAAAACTTTTGGTGATATGCTTTTAGATAGCTTCACTATGAGCGTTATTGATTCTTTCTCTGCTGGTATTACTGATGGCCTATTTTCTGGGCTTACCGCTGAAGGCGGTGGATTAAGTGAAATGTTTAATGGTCTATTTAATTTTGGTACAGAGACATCAGATGGTGTTGGCAAAAGTATTACTGACGGTATTGCGACTAGTGAGGTAAATAAAGGCGGTTTCTTTAGTAAAATTGGTAGTTTCTTTACAAGCATCATGGGTGATTTAGGATCAACCATTAGCGGTGCTTTTGGGGGTGCTGGTGGCGGTGGAGACCTGTTAGGTTCTTTACTTGGTAAAGGCGGTGGCGGAGGGCTATTTAGCTCACTCTTTGGTAATTCTTTTGGAGGTTTCCTCGGCATTGCTGGCATGGCAAGCGGGGGGATTGTCCCTGCTACTAGCTTCTCTCAAGCTGGGAAAGACAGTGTTCCAACTATGCTAACCCCAGGGGAGCTTGTTGTACCCGCAAATAAAGTCAATGACGTTATGAGTGGAAACAAATCTGCTTCCCAAACTATTGTGAACCTTTCTGTTACAGGTGACATATCACGGCAAACTAAGTCGGAAATCTTTAAAATGCTTCCAACGATTGCTAACGGTGTTAATATGCAGAACAAAGAAAATAACTACAGGGGATAAGCCCGTACAATACTGAGAAAATTGGAGCATCTATAATGAAGAAATGGCAAAAGCTATTTACAATAGAAGGTGGTCAACTCTACTGGAGAGAGTCCCGTGGCAGAAGTGCTGCGGGGGCTCCTGCTGGAACAAATCACGGCGATGGTTACAAGACTGTTCGTATTGACGGTAAAGCCTACTATGCTCACCGTATTGTCAAGGAAATGACTACTGGTAAAAAAATAACAGGTGACTTGGATCACAAGGATCGTAATAGAGCCAACAACAAACCAAGCAACTTGAAAAAAGTAACACGCTCTGAAAATAATAAAAACAGAAAGTCGTGGTCTAAGAAAAAGTAACTACAGGGTCACTCTACGGAGTGGCCTTTTTTACTAAAAACGTCAACAAAAAAGTGAGAAAAACAACGCATCTATAATGATACAACAAGTATCAGAAACCCAAGTGGAGATTCAAATGACTATATTCAAGCAAGAATTAAATTTAACTAAATTAGAGAAAGCACTAAATTTATTTATGGCTTTTGCTATGATTGCGGTAGCTGCTGCAGGGGGCGTAGTACTAATTGTGACTACAATCTGGGCTTGGTTGCCATACTAATTATTGTACGGGCCTACCAAAAAAACTGAGAAATTTAATGCATCTATAATGATACAACAAGTATCAGAAACCCAAGTGGAGAACTAAAATGAATACTAGAGCTTTAAAAATACTAGGCGCTGCTTTTGTTGAGGCTGCTGTATTGTCACTAAGCATTATTGCTTTTTCTACAACCGCCCTAGTAGTATATTCTGGCTACAACCTAGATTCACCTGTAGCAAACTTGCTACTGAGCATTTATTAAAACACACCAAGAGGAAATCAAATGAAACATTTAATTACAGCTACTATACTTGCTACGCTTATTTCTACTACCGCAAAGGCTAGTATCCTTCCGCCTGAAGTTACAGATCAAGTTTTATCTCAGAAAGAATGTAGTAACTCCTCTATCGCCATTGGCGTAGGGCTAGGCGCTATAGCCACTATAGGCATCGCTGTGACGGTAGTTGCCACTTCTCCTATAGTAGGGGCATCCGCTGCAGCGGGGACTACAGTGGGCCTCTCTGGGGCCTTTAGCGCCCCCTTCCTAATAGGCTCTACCTTGTCTACTATTGCGTGGAGTTCTGTAATAGTTGGCCCACTACTAGCTACTACAGGGGCCTACCTTGGTTGTGTTTACGATGCTATGCAGGTAGAATAATTTAACAGGGGTTGGCTTAGGCTGACCCCACTAATTGTACGGGCTTTGTAATGGAACACTACTTATACTTAATACTTGGCAACGTTGTTCTAGGTGTACTAGGGCGGATAATGGTTGTTAGCATACTAACTTCTGCAATAAAGTTTAATATTAAGGATAAAAAGAAAAAGAGTAAAGTTTCCCTAGAAATAAAGAATGAACGCTCTAGAGTTTTTATAGGCTACCTCGGAATAGCTTCTACAGTCTACTTTGCTGTTTCTGATTTCAACTATGGCTTTGATGAGAACTTTAATTCTTTGATTTGGCTAGGAATGTTTGCTCCTGAAATTACTTTATCCTTAAAAAAATTATTTTCTAAAACGGAGAAAGAAAATGTTAAACAAAATGGCTGATAAGAGAGTTACTGACTGTGTGCTTAGTAGAGAAGAAATAGACACAATACTTTTAGCTGGCCCCCCTGAACTAATAGGAACAGTAGGTGTTTATCCCTTCTATGAATGCCCTATCTGGGGTGACGAAACCACACTGCTAGTTATTGACAAATATGGAAACTGGGGTTACTCATACTGGTATGAACTCCCCGATGAAAGTGAGATACAGTAATGGAACACGTTGCTTGCTATCGACCAGACAACCTAGAAGTATTTGCAAAGCTATTTAGTTATGGCTCTGCAAGAACCTATAAAGACGAATCAGGAAGAACCTTTTATGAAATAGATGAAGAGCCTGAGTTCTATAACTTTTATTACGTTAATGAAGACGGGGATGAAGAAATTCCTTCTCAAGAAATAGTAGACTATGTAACTGAAATCATGGAACAGGAGTACTGGGCTAAACATCACCCAGACGACAGGTGAATTAAAACAAGGAACAGACAATGATAACTTCCGCTCTTATGTGTTTATCTTTAAACATCTACTATGAGGCTCGTAGCGAAAATAGCATTAACGCACAAGCAGCTGTTGCACAAGTGGTAATGAATCGTGTTGAAAGCCCTCGCTTTCCTAACGATGTCTGCGCTGTTGTTCAACAACAAAAAGGTAATACCTGCCAATTCAGCTGGTATTGCGATGGTAAGTCTGACATACCAAGAAACCAGTATTCCTTTTTAATTGCTCAGATTGTTGCGTTTAACGTACTACGTGGCGACTATAAAGGAATTACAGGCGGTGCTACCCACTACCACGCTAATTACGTCAACCCTTACTGGTCTGGTCACTTAAATAAAACAGTGACGCTCGGTACACATATATTTTATAAGGAGCCTTCAAAATGACTTCATTAATTATTCCTGCTATACTACTTGCTTCACTTCCAATTCTTGCGTTAATAGCAGACTACTTTGGTACTACAAAGACTGGTAAAGACTTTATTAAATACTTGTCAAAAAACTGAGAAAACTAGCGCATCTATAATGAAGAAATTCAAACAGGAGATTTGACTTTGATGATAAAAGCAACAATACGTTATTGGGAAGAAGGCAGTGTAAAAGAAGTTGTGCAAACAGCTAACTGTTACACTAAAGCGCTATCTAAGTGCTACAAAGTTTTTGATACTAAAAGCTTATGTAGAAGCAGCATCATATCGGAGAACTAAAATGATTCAATACTCTGTCGAAATAACAGACGGTAAAGACTTTTTATTTGCCTCAATGCTTTGCAAAACAAAAGAGTCAGCAATTCGTTATATTGAAAATATGAAGAAAATTGTTAGTACACCAATAACTTTCAAAATTGTAGAAAGAGTTGTAAATGTCTAAAATTGAAAAAGAGCTTTCTCCTAAAGAGAAACTTGATAAAGTTAGCTTTAGCAACTTGGTTAAAGCTATTAATGAAAAATGGTCTCACACTTACGTTGATTACGTAGAAGAAGAAGGCCAAGGATCAAATACACAGTGAAGCTCAATTAGCCCATTGCTTGCAGTGGGTACTTTGGGTTTCATTGAGATCCTCCCTGTGTTTTAACTTGCCCTTTAGCAATAGAGGGTCTTTTAGACCACAGGTCTATATTGCAATATTAACTTAAACCCAAGAGGAAAGACATATGTCAAATTCATACGCACGTAAATATACTAACCGTCTTATTGGTTACTCTAACGAGTTTCGTCAAGTTATGTCAAACGAAGTAGAGACCTTGATGGAAAGCAGGGTAATGTCGGCAGTAGACGCTTGGCAGTACGTAGCTAAACGTCTTGGAGTACATTGGAATACGGTTCGTAGGGCACACAATGCACTAGGTAATGCTGCTAGAATTCGTAGCCGCTTTAAAGGTACTCCAAATGTGCAACCAATTTTAAGAGGTTACTCTGAGGAATTTCGTCATGAGGCTATGTTAAAAGCAATGCGAATTGGAGTAATAAGCTCTGCTAAAGAGATGGGTTGTGACACGCACAGCATATACGACTGGCTTAAAGCCTATGGGTATAGCTCTGCTTACTTTAACCGTGCATAAACTATAAACCCTTCACCCCTTCGGGGGTGGGGGGTACTAAAACCCTTTTTTTTTTTAATGGAGAGTATTTTGGTAGAGGTTATTGGCGTCTTTTTACTGTATGTTCTGATTAAACTTTATGATAAAGACGAAGATGCTAAATAGCTATTAAAGCCTAATAAGTAGAGTATAATTTTATTATACCATGTCTACAAAAAGGAATAGTTAATTGAAAACAGTGTTAGATTTACTAACAGAAGACTTAGACTACAGACAGTCTATGTTGGATAATAGACAGGCTGCAAGCTTCTTAGGTAGTATGTCTGCTAAGGATATTATTGAGTTTTCTTACACTCACATACTTAAAGGCTTAGAACGAAGATCAACACTAGTAGAAGTAGCTGCCAGTATTGGTAGGCGGCTTAGACAAAAACTAAGACAGAAACAAAATAGTGTTCTAGACGTTCAGGGTGGGTGGTTTGTAATAATCAGCTACATTGAGCTAGGCATACTAGGCTATAGAAAGAAACATACTTATCGCAACGGTAGAAAAGATAAGCATCGATCATACTTTATTTATGCTAAAGACTGGAAAGCAATTAAAGAGATGTTAGATCTTGTTGATAGCGAAAAGTGCGATATGTTCCCTGTCAACACCCCCCCAATCCCTTGGACGCAGGAACCTTACCACCCTGTAACTGGGATTAGCATAATCAAGAAAGGTCATGAGAGTGCTTTAAAGTACTTTGAAACTACTGACATGAGCTATGTTATTGACACTATAAATAAGTTAAACAACACTGGCTGGCGTATTAACAAACCAGTTTTTGAGGCTTATAAGCAGTGTATGTACTCTGAGAAGAATCCCTTTAAGTTTACAAAGGAGATTGACCCAATTAAACGGGCTTCATTAATTATTGAAGCTGAAGCAATTCAAAGACTAGCAGAAAAGAACTTAGACAAACCCTTCTATCACCTCTATAACTTAGACTTTAGAGGTCGTATTTATCCAAACACTGCTTTCCTCCATGAGCAGTCTAGTGATAACTCTAAGGGCATCCTACTACTAGACGAACCAGTAGTACTAGGAGAAGAAGGTCTCTACTGGCTCTGCGTACATACTGCTAACGTGTGGGGTAACGACAAGGTTACGCTAGATGAGAGAGTACAGTCTGTACAAGATAACTGGGCAGAGTTTCTAGGCTATGCGGAACAACCCTTAGTTAATACTGGTTGGATGGACGCTGACAAGCCTTTTAGCTTCTTAGCAGCGTGCAACGAACTTAGACTTATAACTGAGTTTGGGGAGTATTACGATATAGCAGGGTTCCCCTCGTGCCTCCCTGTTTATATCGATGGTTCTAACAACGGTGTACAACACTTAGTAGCAATGTCTAAAGACGATGAAGTTGCTCCCCTTGTAAACCTAGTACCAAGTGTCCTCCCAGGAGATGTCTATATGTTTATCGCAGATAAGGTATGGGCTAACCTTAAGAAGAAAACCAAAAACCTAGAAAAGGATACTATTGATAGGTTTGAAGAAGTGTTTAACACAGCAATCAAACTACAAAAAGACTATGAGACTG